ACCAACAAAGTGGAATTCAGCGTTGATGAAGTTCGTGCTGTCACCATCGGGTCTGGAAACTTGATCAGTCCCAAACCGGTCCAAAACACCATCAATGAGAAGTTCAATGAAGTCTCTTCGGTGGTTGAACTGGTCAATGTGGTCTCAGCTGAAGGGATGACCGAATACGAAGTGCCTTATGTAGTCAGTTATGCGGAGGGCGGCATCATCGGTGAAGGTGCGGATTACACCGAAGGCGAACCGGTCTTCGACTATGCCACCATCAAACCGATCAAGATTTCAATCTATACCGAAGTCACTGAAGAAGTCTCCAAACTGACTCCGGTTGCCTATCTCTCCAAGATCCGTCAGGCTGCCTTAATTGCGTTACGCAAGAAAGTCGCTCGCTTGATCCCTTTGGGAAACCCGGCAGCAACCCCGGCAGAATTCACCGGCATCTTGCATGCTGATGCAATTACCGATTCTCCGCTGGAATTCAGTGCAATCGATGAGAAAACCCTCAGAAAAATTGCAATGTCCTATGGTGGCGATGAAAACATCATTGGGAATGCGGTGTTGCTCATCAACAAAAACGATTTGATCGCCTTTGGGGATGTTCGTGGCGCGGATAAGAAGTCCGTTTATGAAATCACCCCGGATGCGGGTAATCCCAATGCTGGTGTATTACGTGATGGTGGTTTAGCCGTTCGCTATGTCATCAACAGTGCTCTCAAAGCCCTCAGTGATGCAGCGACGGTCGCAACTACCCCATGCATGATTTATGGGATCCCCGGATCTTATGAATTGGCTTTGTTTAGTCCTTATGAGATCAAAGTCTCTGAGGATGCTGCCTTCAAAAAAGGCATGTTGGCCATCAAAGGCAGCGTGTTTGTTGGAGGTAACGTTGTTAACTCCAATGGCTTCTTGATCATCGAAAAGAAAGCCGCTTAGTTTTAGAAAGGATCAGCCATGACGGAAGCAGAACTCTTAGTTGAAGTAAAAAAGGGACTTGGAATCACCGGGTCCTATCAAGACACCACAATCTTGCGCCACATGAAAGATGTCAAATCCTTCTGTGAGCACAGTGGGGTTCGCTTGGATCTTCTTGAGAGCGATGCTTCCGTTGGGCTGCTTATCCGAGGTGTGGCTGATCTATGGAATTTGGCCAGTGGTGAAGTGAAATTTAGTCCTTACTTTATGCAGCGTTTGATCCAACTGGCAACCATGCCTATTGTCGAGGAAACCAATGTATAGACCCAAGGAAGCAAACCATCTGAATACCCCAATCAAGCTACAAAAACGAATCACCACCATCGTAAGTGGAGCACCTGAGTTTAGTTATGAAGATGCCCAAGATGAGGTCATTCTGTGCAGTTTCAAAACCTATGGGGGTACAGACTCCATCTCCAATGGATCGCTGGTAATCCTCAATACTGCCACGATCGTGACCTGGTATCGACAAGACATCCAAGGGTCGGACCGGATCATCAATCTACAAGACAACTCAATTTGGGAAGTCATCGGAGAACCTGAAAACGTGGATATGCTCAATCAATTTCTGATCTTCAAAGTTCAAAAAGTGAATGGAGGTGCTTGATGTCCAGAAACAAGATGAAACTCGAACTCAGTGGGTTTACAGAGCTTCTGGAGCGCATTCAGAAGGCACATGGAGACATAGACCTAGCGGCTAAGATCGCTCTTGAGGAAGGGGCTAAGCCCTTTACACAAGATCTTAAAGCTGGAATTCAGAAACACCATCGAACCGGCTTAACCGAGAAAGCACTCAACAGCGATCCAAAGGTTTCCAAAGAAGGGAACCGATTAAGTTTAGAAGTCGGCTTCGACATGCGACATGGTGGGTTACCGGCACTTTTTATTGAGTATGGAACTCCAAAAATGAAACCCGATCCCTTTATCCAACCAGCCATCAAACGCAATCAACCCAAAGCACGAAAGATCCAGGAACAAACTCTGCTTAAAATCCTGGAAGGACTTCAAAAATGAATGTGCGAGATCGATTAATCGAAGCGTTGAATCCGCTAGGCTATGAAGTCAAACTTCAAGGATCCTATGCAGAGCCGGAACCACTCCCCGAAACCTTCATTACTTACTTCATCCTAGACTCACCGGACGGATCCTATTACGATGATCAACCACAACTCACGCATTATCGGATTCAAGTCATCTTGTACTCCAAGAAAATGAGCTTGATCAATGTGGTTCCGGATCTGATCTTCCACGCTGCTCGAAATGCCGGGTTTATCCGGGATAGTAGAGGACGGGATTTAGGCTTTGAAGGAGAACACTACGGATGGATGATGAATTTCATTTCCACAGAAAGGAATACCTAAATGACAGCACCTTATGTTTATGAGGAATACCAGGGCTTTGATAGCCTCTACTTCGCTGAGATCACCAAAGATGATGCGACCGCTTATACGGCCGGATCACCATTGGTCTTGGCACCAGCCGGTGAAATCTCGGTTAAAACCGATCGCGCCTCTGATCCCAAGTACTACGACAATCAGCCCTATCTGATTGTGACCGCTGAAGGCTTTGATGAAGCCACCTTGACGGTTCCGGTTTTACCAATTGCGCTAGTCGCCAAGCTCTTAGGGAAAGTCGTCGATACGGCTACCGGAGCTTTGCTTGATACCGGTGAAACCATCACCAAGTATTTCGCCATTGGGTATCGCTTGCGCTTTACGGATGGCACCTATCGCTATGTATGGCGACTCAAAGGCACCTTCAGACTCGATGAAGAAAGTGCCAAAGCCCAGGATAACTCGACCGATACCAACAATCACAAGCTGATCTTCACTGGAATCACCACGAAGTACCGCTTCGATTTGCCTGATGACACGACCAGCCCTGGAAAACAGATCGTGGTGGATGAACGTGATGGGTTGGCCAAAGTTGACAGTTGGTTTACTCAAGTGGTTACTCCGGAAAACCTTAGTGTGATCACCATTACCCCGTAAGGAAATCAGAATGAAATCAACCGTATCTTTGACTATTTATGATGAACAAGATGAGATCATTCAATCTTTCTCGACCAGTCGAATCCGCTGGGGGATCATTGAAGACGTCGTCGATCTCTCGGAAAAGCTTGCTGGAAAGTCCGAAAGGGAAGCGATCCAAGCGATGGGCCAGTTTATTCAACTGGTCTTTCCAAAACTAACCAAAGAGCTTCTTAGACAAGCCGATGTCTCCGATATCAAACTCTGTTTCCAACAGATCATTAGTGTCGTGAAAGACATCGAAGGCAATAACGAAAAAAACGTGGAGTCGGTGAACCCGTAGACGATTCAGCGGGTTTACCGCTCTCAGGCGTTCTCTTTGAGATCTGTCTTAATCTTTGCAAAATGTTTCCATCTCTGGACCCCATCCGGATCCGGGAAAGCGACAGTACTGACGTCATTCACTTGATCAACCAACTGTCGCAAAAAGGGAGACAGTTGGGAAAGACTCCAATCAAATCGAATCGAAAGAAAGTTTATGCAGATCAAGTGAGTTGGTACTGAAAGGTGGTGAGTACGTATGGCAGATGACATCCTGGGGGGTAAATGGACCCTGGATACAACCGATCTTAAAGCCGGTCTCACCGAAGCCAACCGCTTGATCCGAATCGCGGATACGGAGTTTAAAGCCGCAGCTGCTTCCATGGTTTCGTGGGCTGACAACGCTGATGGTCTCAGTGCCAAGATCAAATCCTTGACCACCATCGTGGATGTTCAACAGCAAAAGGTCCAAGCACTCAAGGATCAACACAAAGCAATCACCGAAACCTATGGCGCCAACTCCAAGGCAGCTCAAGATCTGGAAGTGGTTATCAATAAAGAAACCGCATCCTTGAATCGAAACACCCTAGAACTAAGCGAAAGCAAAACTGCCTTCGATCAGCTCAATAACAAGACTGAGGAAACGATCAAGCAAAAAGAAAGCCTCAGAAAGAAGACCGAAGAGCTCACTAGTTCAATGAATGAATTGAGTAAGAAAGCGTTGGTCGCGTTAACCGCAGCAGCAGCTGCTGCTGGAGCCGCGATCATGAAACTAATGATGGACTCTGGAAATTTTGCGGATGAACTCATTACGCTTTCCAATAAGACCGGGATCTCGGTACAACAACTTCAGGAACTCGACTATGCCGCTCGCTTTGTCGATGTCTCGGTTGAAACAATGACCGGATCCATGAACAAGATGACCAAAACCATGGATGCAGCGCGCGATGCGATGGCCACCGGTAAACTCAATGATCAAGCCCAAGCTTATCAAAACTTGGGTGTTCAAATAACCAATACCGATGGCAGCCTAAGAAACAACAAAGACGTTTTCTATGAAGTCATCGATGCCTTAGGGAAAGTCACCAATGAAACTGAACGCGATGCTCTATCCATGCAGATCTTTGGGAAAAGTGCGACTGAACTAAATCCACTTATCAAGGCTGGATCTGTTGAGCTCAATCGCCTCGCTGCTGAAGCTCATCAAGTTGGGGCCGTTGTCAGTGATGAAGGGGTTGTTGCCTTAGGCGACTTTGATGACAACATGGAATCGCTCAATGCTTCAACCAAAGGTCTCATGAACGAAGCGATGGCTCAACTCGCCCCAGTGATCAATGACTTGGTGATCCAGCTTAAAGACAATATGCCGGGGATCATCGATGCGATCAAAGGATTTATCAGTTTCGTGATTGAAAACGGACCGATCATTGTTTCGCTTATTGGGGGGATCGCAGCCGGACTCATGGCTTGGAATGTGGTCACCATGATTCAAGGTCTCATTACCATGGTTAAAGGCTGGCAAGCAGCCACAGAGGGGATGACTCTTGCTCAAGCACTGCTTAATATCGTCATGGCAGCCAATCCGGTTGGCATCATCATAACACTGATAACCGGTTTGATCGCTGGACTCATTATTCTGTGGAATACCAACGAAGGCTTTCGAAAAGCCGTCATAAAGATCTTTAATGACATCGTCACCACCATCAGTGGGGCGGTCGATAAGATCGTAAACTTCTTCAAGGTAACCTTACCGGAAACTCTAGGTAAAGTAGGCGAATGGTTCTCCAACATCGGAGAAAACATCGTAAAAGGCGTATGGGATGGCATCAAAGGAATGACCTCTTGGTTTGGTGATCAGGTCGGTGGTTTCTTTGGTGGAATTGTTGATGGAGCTAAGAAGTTTTTGGGCATAAAGAGTCCGTCCAGGGTCTTTGCTGGTATCGGTGAAAACATGGCGTTAGGTCTGGGCCAAGGGTTCAATCAGGAAATGAGCTCCGTTAATAAGGCAATCCAAAATGCAATCCCAACCAACATCAACTCCGCAGTGAGCGTGAATGGAAGATCAACTCAAACAGCATCTAGTACACCCTCTATTACCCTAAATCAGACCATCAGTAGCCCCAAAGCCTTGAGTGCCTATGAAGTCTACCGCCAGACTAAAAACGCAAGCCAAGTCATTGCACTTGCCCTAAGTAAAGGATAAGC